CCGACTGGTAAGTCGATTCACCTTTCGGTGCAGCACCACCTGTGTCTCATCACCTTATCCAGCTATATGCCAGAAAGATTATTCAGTCACTCCCCGTTAAGACCGTCGCCTCAACAAATATATCATAACATAAAAAAGGAGGGGATGCAACCCCTCCAATCTTTTTATAGAAAATCCTGACGTGAATGATGCTCAGGTACTATCTTTCCCAGTTCAATGGTGAGGAGTCCATCGGTAAAGCTGACGGATCGTACCTCCGTGTCATCTGCGAGCGTCCATTGTCTGTCAAAGGAACGTTGGGCCAATCCTTTGTGGACAAATTCTCCATCTGCTTCTTTATCTTCTTGCTTGCCCTCGACATGTAACTTTCCATACTCCGTATAGACTTTAACGTCATCTTTCTTGAACCCTGCAAGCGCAACTTCGAGTCTCGACTCAACATTATTAATCTGAATTAAATTGAACGGTGGGTAATTTGACGTATGTGATACGTTAAAAAATCTGTCTAGGTAATCATCATTGATTCCTATACTGTTCTTCACGATCTTATCCATTAACTCTGGAAGATCGGATGAATGGTACCTTGTTAGGTTTCCCATGATAGTTTCTCCTTAAATAAGCGAGTGTTAATTTGTCCCTTACGGCGACATACTAATTATAACACTTTCAGTATCTTTATAGGTACCCACATTGTACGTATTTCCACCCCATTTCTTTACTGCTTCCCCTAAAGAATAATCATTTCCACCCTTTTCCATCCTATCACCAAAGAAATATAACTCATCATCTTCATTAAAATCCCTTAAAATCTGACTTTTATCACTACCTAGAGGACCCAAATCAAGACCAGTTTGTCCACCAAGAGCTACAGACAAATTAGGAAAATTATTCCTAAGTCTATCCGCAATATCCTGTCTTTCTAATCTTTCTTTATCCCACTTCATATATTCTTCCCTTCCTATAGATGGATCCTTACCTCTACCTAAGATACTAAAATTGACCCCACCAGGTCTTCTTTCAATATGCAATCCATTACGAATAGGAAAACAACTATATGCCAACTCATCTTCTAAAAACTTTTCTACCTCTTTTGGTAGTTCCCAATCATCCCTATAAACATTAACATCCCTTTCATATGCATCACTACCAGAACAATTATATACTCGTTTAACTGTGTAGCATATATCCAACCCTAACTGCTCTAGAGTCTTCTCCCTGTCACTACCAGTAACAAGGTATACATCATTTTTACGACAGAATATAAGAAAGGGAGCCCAGAAAGAGTGCTCGATCTTTTTGCGACTGGGAGTAAGAGTCCCATCCACATCAAAAATAAATTTTTTCAATTACTTGGTTTCAGTAGTTTTCTTTTTACCTATGTTGTACTTGGTTTCTAATGTCCACTCATCTTTCTCCTTAAAAGAAAGAACTTTAATTTGATTCAATGGTGCAATATCACCAATAGAATCTGCCTTAACTACTTCTATCAATCCCCAGTCAGAAAGAAGTTGAGTAATCCTATTCCGACGCTGAACATCATTAGGAGTAAGGTTAGCATGTTTACCATCTAAAGCAAACAGTTCCTTAAAATGTACGATATAATATCTACCTTGCTTATGTAAGATATGGCATGATTGATATAACTTCTTTTCTTTACGTGAAGCTACACCAATTCTAGTAAGAGTTTCTCTGACTTTTAAAAAGTCATCAGGTTCGCTTAGTTGAACCTCCACCATTAAATCCTGATGCCAATTAACCTCAGGCTCTTTCACAGTACTCATCTCATTCCTCCAGTTTCAAGTCGCTTTTTAATGTAATCCAATTGTTGTTTGGTCAGAAGTCTTAAAGCCTGTAGTGCCTTTTCATTTGAGTAACCATAATATTTTTTAATAATATTAAGGTTCTCAACCTTATCCTTTCTTAGCCAGGGTGAGAATCTCTTCCTTTTCCTCAGACTATTTAGAAAGAACTGATATTGCATATCCTTATCCAAGTTAGGATGTAAGTTCATTTCATTTGCATAGAGGATAGTATCAAGGTGGCCACTAAGGCATCTATTGATGATATAAGAAGGATAATCCTTTATAATATCTGGGTCATCTTCAGTTAAGTCATCCTTACCAAAGTTGATGGAGTTAAGCCAATCTTTAAGTTCAGTCATTCGTCAAAAACATAATCATAATCATCTGAATGTGGTTCAATGGGTTTAGGTTCTTCTGCTACCAACTCAAGATACTCTTGAGGAATATGTTGAGTATCCTGATATTCATGATAAGGATCAATATCCTTACCCAATGCAACATCATCTCTTATAAGATTAGCATACTTTGAATCAGAACGTGCAAACTTTTGTTCATTTAATGTTGTATAATGTAGTATTACAGGATTAAATGTTTCTTGATGCTTGTACTCCAAATAACCCTGAGTGACATCCTGTATACCAAACAACCCATTTGTTAACTCAAGACGACTGAATATAATCCACACTGCATACTCATCAACTATCCTTCTATTAGGAAGAGGCATCAAAACTTGGTTCTTCTTAAACTTCTCCATCAACTCTGATAAGTCATCTAATGACTCCACTATCTTATGATGAACATTATTCAACAGAACTACACCAAGACAATACTTATAAATCTCTACCTTACCACCTAGTTCATAAATGCAAACATCAACTAAATCCAACTGTTCTCTTATTCTCTTTCCACCACTAACCTTAGGATCATTTCTAAATCCAAACTCCTCTCTACCATAAACATCATAAACACAATAGGTATCAAAAAGATACTTAGGATCATGGTTAAAGATAGTATCAGAATCAACGTATAGTATATTAGCTTCTTGTTCAAAATACTTTAAGTTATACCATCTATGAATCGACCACGCATTAAGCATATCATGATCAAAACCTTCTTGGAATGGTTCAACTCTTACTGAATATTCAAGACTGAAATAAGGGGGAATAAGAGAAGTGTCGTCACAAAAAAGATAAACAGGTATTTCATTGTTAAACTCCCTAATAGATTTAATACTGTGTTCAAGTCGGTGTAATTCATGAGTATTGATGTGCTCAATCTCACTCTTTTTAAGTGAATAGAAGATGATGTCTTCATGGTCATTTCTGCCACGGAGTTTGTTTAATTTTTCACGTTGATTCATCGAATAATCTCCATATTTGCTCCAGGTTGCCAGAGCTCTAGTTCAGTACGGACTCTACCTTGACTACTTAATTTATCATACCTCTTAGATGCTTTCTTCTTCCACCATGTAATTGCTTCTTCTACAGTATGTCGGAAATCACCAAGATAATATCTTTTCTTTTCTGTTAATGACATAGCATGTTTGATACAAGCATTAAACTCATCCAGTTTATTTTTATCCTTAAGAGAGTTTTTAATAATTGATATCATCTTAGTCTGTATCTTAATCTTCTTGGAAGACTTATCTGCAGAAATGAGACGTTCATTATTGTTTCTAACATTAAACCAATTAAAGAATTCACGGAATTCATCGTCATGGAACAGTGGAAGAAACTTACTCTCAGTGTCACCTATATGCCTCAGGAAGGGTTTTAAACCATCATACATGGACATTCCCTTAGTGGTTCCATAAAGGGAAGTAGTCTCAAAATATTTTAAATTAGTTTTATACTTCTCATCAAACTGTTGTTTCAGTTCTTTAGAACATGCTAAGAGTGCTAATAGTTTACCTCCAAGATAATTAAATCCAAATGGTTGCGTAGGAACAATATTAAATCCCATCACATAATGAGGATTAATTTCTGCTAGAGAAACAACTTTACCAAAATACTCATTGCGTGGTTTACTATTAATTGTAGGAGAACCAAACCTAACAACACCAACTATCTTATTACTATTAGTTTCTGTAACTATCCACTTATGAGTACGTCCAGGTATTGCTTCTTCAATAGGATTAGAAGCAGTTAAATTTAAAACTTCAGAATACATCCATTGATTATACCGATGTGCCATTTTAGCACCAGTATCAACTACATGTATCTGAAATTCCATTTCACTTGGATGCATACCAAATGAATCAAACATATCTGATTCTGCACCAAAAAGATATCCAGGACGGTCAAACATCCTATCTTTCTTTACATGCCGTAAGTAATCATCAATCCTATTAAAGTTGGAATAATAAGTGATGAATCTATCAGCAGCATAAACAGCATCTGATTCACTAAGTAACATTAATATAAAGTTCTACCATTATATTCTCTACCTACTTCAACTTCAATAGTATCAAATAGTCTATTCAAAGACTTAGCATAAGATCTGTATCCACTACCAACATATAATTGTCCTGCTAATACTGATACAGTAGCAGCACCCCAGAAGATATAATAAAACCTAGACTTAACTTGGTTCCTCTGCTTTGGTCTGTTAGGACCCCATTCAGGTAACGGTGGTGTTGTCATTTTAAGTTGCCCTCCAAGCGACATAGTAAATAAAAAATAATCCTAATAGGATTGTGAAAGGAATCGGAAAGAATGGTACTACTGTAAATGCATGAAGCACTTGTGCAATAACAATTCCGAAGAAAATCCACATTAGCCACATTCCTAATTTATTATGGAATGATCCTTTCTTGTAAAATTCAGGACCGGAACCTATCCAATCCTTATCTTGTGGATTCTTATGCCAAGGTGTGGGATGTTTTAAATCAAACCATTTTTTCATTTGAATTCACACTCGCACATTATCTCAGTGAGCGCAGCCAAGAGGTTAATTTCTTGGTCAGCCACGAAAGCAATCTGATACTGGTATTTGGCAATGATAAGAACAGCAAGAGGGATACTAGGAGGAACCACTGCGTCAGTGAGAGACTCATAGACACGACGTAAAATAACCCCAGGATCGTTGTCAAGGTTACTAACAACCCACTTACGCACTTCAGTGAAGTTCTTCTCTTTGAGTTTCCGTATAAGGTCCGATGTTTTGACATCACTAAACTCTGCTAAAATCGATGTATCAATTGTGCCACTACTACTATAGCGTTGGCACTCATTAAGAACTCTCCTCCAGTCTGGAAAGTGTTTATTGATGAGTTCTGCTAAGACTTTCTTATCAGCATCAATCCTCTCAGTTTCCAAAATGGTATTAAGACGATTAAAGAAAGCAGCTGCTATCGTTGCTTTCTGTTTTCCTGTGATAGAAAACTCAATGACGGCACACCTGGAATGTAAGGGTTCAATGATTTTGTTCTTATAATTGCAGGTAAATATAAACCTACAGTTGTTGTAGAACGCCTCAATATTGGCCCTAAGTAAGAGTTGTACATCATGAGTTGTGTTGTCTGCCTCATCTATGATTATAACCTTATGGGTCCCAGTTGCAGAAAGTGAGACAGTAGAAGCAAAGTTCTTTGCCTGATTCCTTACTGTATCTAAGAACCTACCCTCATCAGATCCATTAATAACAATGTAATCTGCACCTAACTGTTCACATAAAGCACGTGCAATAGTTGTCTTACCACAACCTGCAGGTCCAGAAAGAAGAAGATTTGGTATCTCTCCTTTCCCTACAAACTCCTGAAACGTATTCTTAATACTATCTGGAAGAATGCA